TCGTCCGCTCCGGCCGTCTTGAGACAGCGGCCGCAGAGGGTGTTGGACCCGGCGGTTCCGGTGAGTGAGGCGCTGGCGGCCTCGTAGTACACCTTCGCCCCCTGGGAGATGCCCTCGCCCGAGCCGGCCTTCTTGGCTAACTCGACCTGGTCCATCTGGGAGACGACGGTGACGATTTCTCCGGCGTCCTTGGTTTCGTAGAAGAACCCGACCACGTCTTCGATCTTGGTCAGGCCCATTTTGGTGCACCCGCCGCTGGGAACCGTGTAGTTGTCCAGCGCCTGATAGTGCTGACTCCGCATTCCGACGCTCATGATGACCTCCTTGAGCGTCCCCGAGGCTTATCAGTCCTTGGGGAGAAGAGACTTGTCGCTGATGTCCGGGATCAAATCGTCCCCGCCGTCGTTCGCGTTGCCGCCCTTTCCGTCCGTGCCTCCGCCCGAAGCGTTGCCTTTGTTCTGCGGGGTGGTGTTCCCGCCGCCCTTGGTCCCGGCCTTGCCGGGTTCGCTGAACAGCTCCTGACCTTCCGCGACCGCGGCGTCCGTGAACTTGTTCAGGTCGTCTTTGAGCTTGGCTTCTTCGGAGGGGGTGAAGGACTTTTCGAACTGCTTGCGGACGTACTTGGAAAGACGATCGTCTCCCTTGAGCGCAGGGCGTTCGCCGAGCACGGCCTCGAACGTATCCTTCGCCTTGATTTTGAGGGTGGCCTGGGCGTGGGCCGCGAGCTGATCCTGGAGGGCCTTTTTCTCGTCCTCCAGCTTCTTCAGCTTTTCCGTAGTTTCCGATTCGCTACGCTTCCGGGCGTAGTACTCGTTGCCCTTTTCCTCCTTCACGTGCCCGACGATGAAGGGGTCTTCCACGAGAGCCTTGCCGTCGAATAGATCGGACGGCCGGTACTTCCCGTCGCTGATGGCCTTTTTCAGGTCTTCAAGCGTCATTTCGTCACCTCCTGCGGTGCGTTGGTTTCCTGCGAACGCCTGGAGCTGCGCGATGAGCGTGGCCCCGGCAAACGCGGGCTTATCGATCGCGGAATTGCTCAACGCGATTCCGTTGATCTCTTTGATATCGGCTTCCTGGACATCGAACTCCCGGGAATTATCCGGGACGCGGACAATGGCCTCGATCGAGGCGACGTCGAAGGGGATGTCCCGGTATTGCGGGTAGATGTAGACGGCGGCGATTGAGGACATGGCGTCCCCGACTCGCTTAAAGAGTTTGCCGACGACTTCCCCGATGGGCTGCCGGCTGGTAAAGTCTGCGGGCTTGGCGTCCGGGCCCTTGGCCGGGTGGCCGTTATAGACCGGGGCCCCGAGGCCGAGCTTTGACGTCAGGGCTTCGATGGCCGAGCGATACCAGCGCTGGAGCGTGGCTCCGATCCCGGCGACTTTCGGCTGTGCCTCCCCCTCCTGGCCGATGACAAAGGCGAGGATCTTGGGCGTTGGATCTTCGCGCTTGATGTCGGCGATCGTGCGAGGGGAGACCATGCCCATGACCTCGTCGGAGGACATGGCCATCAGCCGGCCGAGAATGCGCGTGGTGTTCATGGGTATGCCGCCTGTTATTCTTCCTTGGCCTTTTTAGCCCGGCTCTTCTTCTGCTGGGGCTCCGCTTCCGTCTCCGGAGCCTTGACCTTCGCCCCCTTGATGTCGAGCTCCAGGTTGGCGACGGCCTCAGCGGCGTTGAAAGATCCCGCGGGCCGCTCCACTTGAAACTGCTCGATGTTCCCCGTGGTGATCATGGGCCCCTTGGCCGGCTTACGGTCCTGGTCAGAGGGGCGCGTGGGCAGCTGCGGCTGGATCGTGTTCGTGGTCAGCGCGGGTTTGCGCTCGCGCTCGACCGGACGCGGGGCTTCCACGTCATGGGTCGTGATGGCTTTCGGTTTCTGCTTTTCTTCGGACATGATTATTCCTCCTCTTCCTCGTCTTCGTCTTCATCCTGGTCCGGGCGCCCCTTCTCGAAGCGCTCCATGTTGGCGTCCTTCTCGGCGGCGATCCGCTCCATTTCCTTGGCGGGGTCGACGTTGGGAATCTGTTCCAGGACTGTCTGCGTGCTGACCGCGCCGGCGGTGAGAAGCGGAATCCAGACGTTCGTGAGCCGCGCCCATGTCTCCGGGCTAACCCTGGGGATGGATACCTTCACGAGCTCCGGGCGAAGCGGCGTGGTCTTGGAGTTCTCGTTCCGCAGGGCCATCGCCTTCTGGAGAATCTGCTGATAGGTGCCGACCCAGATGAGCCGTTCTTTCGACGTGGACGACTCGACCTGGTCTGACGTCACCTCCGAGCCCGAGCCCAGCTTCGTTGTGAGATCCCCGAAGCCCATGAAGGCGACTGGGCAACCCGTGGCGCCGCTGATCATCTTGGCCCGGGTGATGATCTCCCGCTCGATACCCGCCTGGGCCTCGCCCGCCGGCGTGAGGTAAAGCAACGTCCCTGTGTGGGCGAACAGCTTCCTCGCCCGCCAGTTATTCGCGACGTCCTTGATGGCGTCCTTCATCGCCTTGGCTTCTTCGGCCGTGGTGCATTGGATATGCGGCACCGGGGCTCCGAACAGGCGATTGATTTCCCGCCAGTCCCGGAGCGCCTGGGCCAGGCCCTCGATCTCCGTCAGGCACTTGCCGACCTTGGGCGTGGGTTCGTTCGGCTTATGGACGCGCCCGCCGAACCGCGCATAAACAAACAGCGGTTCTTCGAGCGACTTGGGCTCGGAACCCTCTTTCCATTCGATCTTCTGATACCAGGAATAATCGTTCTTCGGGTGGATGACCGTGTACTTGGTTTCGACCCGGGACATGAAGCGGAGCGAGACCTGCTCATCCTCGGGAACCCATGCCAGCACGCCCAGGAAGCAACCCTCGATCTCGCCTTCCTTGGCGTACTCCTGGATCATCTCCCGGTCCAGGTCGTTATATTCCATGAACTCTTTGGCGAACTTCATCTCGTTGGATTCGGGATCGGGGTCGCCGCCGTCTGCTCCAACGGGAGCTACGGCGAGGCCTTGGCCGATGACGAAGGCCGCCCGGGTGTCGATGATGTTTCCCGCCTGGACGTTCCCCCATTTGGACTTGGACTGATACTTATCGGCCAGCTCCTTGATGATGGCGTCATACGAGGCGTAGGAGTTGCCGGAGTATCGGCTCGTTCCCGTTGTTCCCCGGTCGATATCGTCGATGACGAAGCCCTCCACTTCGGCGAGGCGAGTGGAGAGGTCGGCGTTTTCCTTGGCCAGGGCCTCGAGTCTGCGAGCCGTCCTGAGTATGGCCATCAGTAAACCTCTTCGTCAGACTGGTAAAATGCGCCGTCGGGGGCACTTTCGAGAAAGGCATAGATCATCGCCTCAGCGCGGTCCGGGCTTTTGATTCCCTTCTTTTTCATGTCCTCTTTCGGGGTAATTTCGATTTGCCCGGAAGACGTCACGCGGTAGGTGCAGGACGTGAGCTGGGCCTTTAACTCCATGTCATCGGGAATAGAAACATTCCCGGCGACAAGGCGGTCACGAAATCCCCAGTACGCCTCGGCCTTCAGATTCCTGAATCTCTCTCCATCGCTGGGCTTGCCCCCGCCGTGGAATTCATAAACGTCATGCTTCAATTCCCGCAGCCGGTCGACAACGCCGCCGCCCATGCCGTCGGCGTCGACGTTGATTGAATCAAGCGGACGTTCGGCAAGGATGGCAGCCGAGACCGTTCCCGTGACGGCCATCAGGTCGGATTTCTTGGCAATCGCCTGGATCCGGCCAACGGCGCCGGCGCGGACGGCGACAACGCTTTCATCATCTCCATATCTGGCAACGTCAACGCCCAGGGCCTTGGGCTTGCCCTCGGGCAATTCCCTGGTAGCCGCGGCCTGAATGGCCTGGAAGGGAAAGACGCAGTTTGTTCCTTCAAATGCGGACCAGTCGCCTTCGAGGAAGCGGGCCTGCCATTCCTCAGGGAAAAGCTCGCGCAGCCTTTCCACGTATCCTGCGGGGAGGTCCGGATTGTCTTTCGGGAGGGCCGGGATAAAAATATGGCCGGGCAGCTTCTGGTCGATGAACCGCCTTTTCAGCCATCCCGGATCAGGGTTTGAGGCAAGGATACCGAAGTATTTGATTCGGGGGATCTGAAGGCGAAGGCGCGAACCGAGCATGAGGAAAAAAGCCTCCGTCGTTTCGCTGGCCTCGTCGATGGCAAACCATCCAATTTCCATTGATTTGAGTTTGTCAACGGCGGAGGCGTCATCCCCGAGTCCGCCGTAATAAATCATTGACCCGTTCGTCAACTGATAGAAATGATCCGTCTGGTGGTGACGGGCAACGAGCCCCGACTTGCTCAGAAGTAGATCGAGGGTGAGTCCGGTCGAGCGCTTGAATGATGTCAGCTCGTGCCTGCAAATGTAGCCGCGGTTGCCGGGATAATCACAGGACAGGGCGATTGACTCAGCGCAGAGAGCCCATGTTTTCCCTCCGCCCATAGCTCCGCCATAGAGCTTGTATCGCTCGGGGGCGGCATGAAAAAGCGATTGCCGCTCGTTGGCTTGATAGGCGGTCACTTCTTCGGGCATTCGACCTTATCTCCGGGGCGGGGCATGATGAACTTGACGACGGCGGATATTTCTCCGGTGTGCTCGACCTGGCTTTTATCCGTCTGTTCCAATTCGACCTTGCCGAGCCAAATCAGTAGGGTGCTGTCACCTTTGAGCGCCCGCCTGTACTGAGCCCGGGCGATGGCGATTTTTCTCTCGGCCCTTTTTTGGGCTAAAAGTTTGGAATAATTGGCCGTCATGGTTTTCGGATCGACTCCGAAATAAAGCGCAAGGCGGTTATCGGTGGCCCCGGATTCAATGGCGACTTCGGCCAGGGCGGCTTCGTCAAGCCGGACGTGCTTCCGGCCGCGCACGGCCTTCTCAATTTTCTCCAGGCGTTTCTTCATGGCCGCGTTGCTCATCGCCATATCCCCAGGTTTACTTCGCGTTGCGGGTCTTGGAGCCGGTTCAAAAGGTCCATCGTTTCATCGGAGGGGTTGTCGATTTCAAAGGTCAGAGAGACGCCCTTGTCGCCGGAGCGGAGTGACTTGGAATCCAGACGCCGGAACACGGCCGTGAGATTGACGGCCTTTGCTCCGGGCTTTTTGGTTTTGCTCATTTCAGGAATTTCACCGCTAAACCGATCAGGAACGATAGGACGGAAAGCCCGCCGCTGACGGACCAAACAAACTTTTTCATCCCCTCGATCTCTCGGCATTTCTCGCGGAACGCTTCCCATGAGACGTATCCGACAGTAGCCGATTTGAGATCCTTGACGTCGGCCTTGATTTCTCGAACATCGGTTCGAATTTGATCGAACATGAGTTGAATCCGGGCGTTCTGGGCTTCCATGCGTTCCGCGCAGGTGGAATCTTTTACCGGCTCGTTTTCGCCCATGTTCATTTCCCCTTGGCGAGGTTGTATATCAGCATGGCGGCCGCGCCCGTGGCAGCGCCGATGATGAACGATTTCGTGCGTCGGCCGAACATTGACCGCTCCAGGTGCTTGATGACCTGCTTGTCGGCATCCCAGGCCTTCAGGGCGCGTTTCAGCTCCTGATCCTTGAGGGTGAAGGCGTTGTCCGAGTTGGCCGCCATCTTCTCCGCCGCATTCAAAGCGGCGCGGAGATTCAGAGTAACGGCCTTCTCGGTTTCATACTTGGTGCGGTAGCCTTCGCCGTCGATGAAACGGTTCAGGGTCGCTTCTGCTCCGGCGCGGGAGCAGATGTAAAGGCCGCCCTTCGTTGGGACAATAGAGCCCGTCCCGATACGCTCGTTGATTTTGGCGGATAGGCCATCGGGCGACAAGGCGGCCGTGAGCGTCTTGAGATGGGATATTTCGACGTCCTTTTCGGCTATCGTGGCCTCATGGCCGGCGGCCGTGGAGATGACCGCGTTTATGGTTTTGGTGAGCTGCGCGTTTTCGGATTGAAGGGAGGCGATGAATGGCTCGGCTTGGGCCTTGTAGGCGTTGAACTCGGCGGTGAGCACGGCGCTTGCGCCCTTGGCTTTGAGATAGGCTCGGTGTTCGGCCTGGCCGTAGGCGATGAGGATGCCGATGATGACGGTCAGGATCACGGCGGCCGCTACCAGGATGTTCCGGAGCTTGGCGGTCATCGGGGCCTATACTCCAGGTGCCATTTATCCAACTGACCATTGGGCATGGGGCCGAAGTTTTTCCCCCATACATTCGCCGGGTCCAAGGACAGCCACAACGCGCCCGTGATGTCGTAGGCGGGATCGTTGGCCGGGAGGATTGCGCCGTCACGCTCGAGGACGGCATCAAGGGCCCGGCCGTCCTGATGGGAGGACCGGCGGGTTGTGCCGTCACAGGTTGTCAGCTTCTGGTCGTAGAGGGCCTTTTGCTGGGCGGCCGTGCGAAGGTATGACGTCGGCCGGAGGATGAGCCCGTGAATCCTGGCGAGCCTGTCCGTGAGCAGACAGAACAGCATCCAGGCCTTGGCTTGCGGGGAAAGTTGCGGGGAAGCGCTCACCCGAAAAGCGCCTCCCCGCGCTGAAGGAAGGGAACCTGAAAGGAGGAGGACTCATACAGACCAGGGAGCAGGAACGGAGGATTGATCCGGACCCCTGGCCTTTTCACACCTACAGGATGCGGACATATAGTGCTGTTCGTCCAACGGAATCACATCATATGGGGGAAATGAGATATAAAAGTATATTTCGGAGATATAGTTTTAGTCGATGTTTTTTCCGGCGGCAAGCAAAATGGTCCGGCCGAACTCATAGACCTGGCCGGAGGATATGACGAAATGGACCATTTTTTCTTTCTCAACGACCCCGGTGGAATTCTGGCGGAGGAAGGAGTCGGTCATTTTTTTGAGCCAGTCCTTGTCAATCTCCCCGCGCATAGCCTTGCCGATGGATTTGTAGGACTGAATATGATCATAGGCCTTTTCGATGGCCTGACGGGTGAGCGGGCGAAGGGGGCGTCCTTTCTCGAAGTTGCCGATCGTGATGACGGACACTCCGGCCAGGTGGCCCATGCTTTTTTGAGAGATACCGGCGTCACGGCGGCGGCTGATTAATTCGCCGCGGGCGGCGGTGGCGGCGATGGTTTCCCGCTTGGATGATTTTTTCATGGTTTTTTCTCCATACGCTCCGCTTTTCTGTATCTGCGCAATATTGAATTTACCCTGCATAAGACTTCGGGCGTCGCCTTCCTTCGGTTCACAAACACCGCAGAGGCCGACATGATGTTATTGGCGTGAAGCGCATTGGCAATTAATTCCGGGCAGTTTCGCAATTCTGGGTGGTATCCCTCAAAGCGATAAATCACGAGTCTACTTTTCCGTCTATGCTTCGCCCGTTCGCGGATAAAGTCCCCGGCCAGGTCGCTCATATCACTCCTCCGAAC